TTAATGTAATAGATGGTGTAGTATCAAAAGTTAATTTAGTAGACAATAATATAACATCGATAGAATTGTCTTCCGGACAGACACTTACTGCCGATGCATACATAGATGCTTCGGGTTATGAAAGAATTTTAATTAGAAATTTTAATGCTGATTGGGTTGATATGTCTAAAGATTTGCCTACAAATAAGACAATACCAAATCCGTTGTTTAAAGATTTTGATGAAATACCACCTTATACAACTGCAACTGCTAGTAAAAATGGATGGATACTTGACGTGCCATTGAGCAATCGTAGGGGCACCGGATATGTTTACAGCAGTAACTTTACAACAGACGAAGAGGCTAGAACAGACTTTAATAAATGGTTAGTTGAAACTCACGGTGTAGAGTTACAAAGTAATAGAATTATTAATTTTTCCAGTGGTTACTACAAAAATCAATGGTCTGGAAATTGTGTTGCAATTGGGCTAGCTAGCGGATTTATTGAACCGTTGGAAGCAACAAGTCTGCATCAACTAATAATACAAATAGATAATTTTACAAGATTATTTCAAGGTAAACATTTAGAGTTTGATAGGAAAAATTATAATACTGTAATGTGCGAAGTATACGATAACGCTTTTAGATATATTAGATTTTTTTATCACACAAAGCGAACAGATAGTGATTTTTGGAGGTACATGACTGAAACAACTCCTAACTGGTTAAAAGAAATAGAAGAAAAATTTAATTACGGACTATTAACTAGCAAAGATATTCCAAATGATAGATTTATGTTTGAGTCAACTAGTTTTAACTGTATCGGATACGGCCACGGAATGATTACAAATAAACAAGCTCTAGATAAATTTTTACATCATCATTACTTGTATGATGCTGCCCAAAAATATTCTGAGCAAGTAATTAATATAAAGAAGGTTCAAGAACAAAAAGCAGTTAATCACAAACAATGGATTGATTTTATTAAATCAAGTCCATTACGTTAAACACAGTTTGTAGTTTAGTTTTTACTGTTTTGTTGCTGAAACTATTTCGCAACCCTTGATGTAAAGGTTTAGGCGTAGCATCCATAGTTGACCATGCCCAACCAGAATGCTCATTGCTTAAGATAGGAACAAATTCGTTCTCAACTACACACAAATAAGTATGAAAATTAAAAACTGTATCGTTGCTAACAAAGGTTTCTAAAGGAATAGTCTTAGCTATTTGAGGAACACTACCTATTTCTTCAGTAATTTCTCTTTGAAGGCCTTGCCAAGGGTTTTCATTTTGTAAGTTAGTACCACCTACTAACCCCCAGGTACCGGCATGTTTACCGTGTGCTTTTTGTAACAATAGAAATCTCTGAGTGGAGCGAGCGTAAATCAGTGCGCCACTACAAATAATCTTATCGTTTATATTTCGATTCTCCATGATCCCGGTGTGTATTCGCCTTCAAATGACTTGATCCACATTACACCATTCCACATGTATTGGACCCCAGTGTATATATTTGTTTGCCAGACCATCCACTCTTGTTCTTGAACATATGCGGCATCAAATATAACACGCCATTCGTCACCAGTCCATTCTATAATATCGTTAGCCTTGGCAACTAAGTCATCTCCTCCGTTAGATTTCCATGCTTCTGCGCCGTTAGCATTACCTTCAAAACCAATATCTTCTATAATAAGATATCTTGTTCCAGGATCTGGATTAGGTAAACCTGCGCCCTTTGGTCCTTTTGTTAACGGGTTAATAATGGCATCAAATGTACCGGGGCTATTCGGCCTGTAATTAGTTCCAGCGGCGTATCCTACAGGATCAAACTGCTCAATAATACCATCAGAATTGATTAGGTAATTAGAAGTTAAAGTATCTCTATCCCAGCTGATATTTAAAATTGTTTCGTCTAATGGATTTATAGCAACGGTTCCTACTACCTCAGTTCCATTAGATTGTGTTAAAAACAACGTAGTAGATCCTGCAAGATATTTTTTAGGATATCTATCAAACAACTCGTTCCAATTAACAGGCGGCCCATTTCGTACAGGAATATCTAATGATGGTTCTCTTGGAGTATAACCTTCGTTATTTCTTAACAGCACAGCCTGACTATTGTAAACTTGTATGATATAATCATCAACTGTAGTAATTTCTTGTGTCATTAAATTAGCAAGATTAGTTTGGCCATTAGTTAATGGGTGTCCTAATCCTTCAATGTACACGTCATCATTTCGACCAGAATCTTGATATAAACTGGTAATAATAGTATGTATAACACCAAGATGCTTGACCTTGACGGGCGGGCTAATCCAAATAGGAGTCTCAAAAGTTAGTGTTGCAATATCAATTGGGCTGTCGACACCAACCGGTATTTGCCTTGAACTCCAGTTAACACCAGATAAATTCAACACACTCAGGCTAGTCCAATCTATATAGTTGTCTGTTGTTTGTAATTCTAAACTTGGGTTGAATAAAACTAAAATTTGTTCAAGTACCTGTAACTTTTGATCAGTGTTGGCAGTCCATATGTCTGCTTTCATAGTTAACTTAAACGGTGTAGGCATTAAACGTTCTACTGTATAGTTACGTCCTTGGCCTTGAGTGTATCTTTCTGTTGCAAGATCGATATCTCGCTCTCTAACATGTACTTTTCCTACATAGCTAGCATCGGCTAGTCTTGAACTGTCAATATCTAGCCCAGTTATGTACACACTAATCCTAGGAACGCTATTGACCGTTGATCCAGTGTTTTGTCTAACAATGTTAGCAGCTTGTCTGTCTGCATCTCCGTAACCAACAGGAATTCGTACCAGTGTACCATCTCCGTATTTGACCACAAAATTACTTAATACACGTATGGTCTGTGTCAAGTATCTTCTTATCTGACCGTCATAAAAATGCTGCATTATAGATCTGCCTTAGGTCTTAAAACCTTACTTAAACTTTGTCGTTGTGCTTCTCTGTTATTGTATAATCCAACTTGCCATTGTCCATCAGCTGGTATGACTTGCTGTGTGCTGTCTATGACAGGAAGTGTGATTTTTAATAAAGTTTCGTTGTATGTGTTGCTGTTAGGATCTGTGTCAATCCAACTAGATATTAAAGTTTGTGTTGGGTAGTCGGCAACTTTATATCCTGCATTAAGAGTAGTTGACTTAACATAAATGTAAGGTGCAGTTGCGTAACTAGAATTCCAAGCAACGTGTGTATAGATAATACTTGTATCTTTTGTTAGATTAATATATGTAATTTTAACTGCATCATTATAGATGTAATTATTATTGTTAATAAACCCAGTCTTCAACGTATTTCTTGTGTCATTGTTGGTCATGTTCATGCGTACAGCATCTTCAACTTTGACCCAACGTGTTCCGTCAAATCGGAATAATCTGTTAGGTAAAAAATCAGTACGCAAAAAGAAATCATCTTTGATAGGACTTTCAGGAAACTGTATGCCAAATCCAAAATCGTAACCGTTACTGGGTTCACCGTCTGCAACAAGATAGCCGGTGTAACCAGTCCTAACAGGAACACCGTTATTTGAAGATGCATTTAGTGCATTAGTTGTTGCACTAAACGTACTAGCATTAATATCAGTAGAATCTGCTGTGTTTAATATGGATTTTCCTGTAGTAGGATCGACTGCTAATGTATAAAACTGTCTTGTTTCGTAACCGCTCTTAGCTGCATCAGCTTCTGCTTGTTGTACAATAGCATTATTAATTTCTAACTCTTTATTGTGTGTACTTAAAATATCTCTTAAAGTCTGATCAGTAGGATTTCCATCTGCATCCACTGCCGATTGATTTAAAATATCGGCAAATTGTTGTGCATCGACGATCCGTTTACACTTTAATCTATACAAATGTGGGTACCAAGTTACACTATAACCGCCACTTTCTAAAGTAACATCTTCAATGACGTAATAGCGAGGCATGCCAAAGTTTAAATCATTTAGTGCAAATAAATCTTTCATGTGCGGCAGTTCAAAAACATCGCCTGACATAGGTTTGCGCCCGATGGTAGTTACTATGTCGTTAATATGAACTGTGATGTTAATAGTATCGTTGTCAATAAACAAACCAAATTGGCTTAGGTTCCAATCAGTTTGCTGAACTGCATAAATGGTTCTAAGTTTGTAAATTTCGGGCTCGTATTTCCTGTCACGATTTTCTAAAAATAGCAAATCTTGTATATTTGTTTCTTTAACTGCATCATAAATGGGTTGATCAGCAGTTCCTTCTGTAGGATTTTTAGGACCCAAATATTTGTGCAAGTATATGTCTGTACCGCCAGCTTGAAACATCTCAGAAATCTGGCGATCTATGAATTTGTAGTCTTGCCCTCGTTCGGGCTTATATAAGGATAATCGTGGCATAATGATATTTATCGCTAGCTAAATATACTTGGAGAACTAAAAATGGCAGATAATTACCCATCAGATCCAGGTGAATCTACAAGTTTAATCGAACGTAACAAAGTATTTGATTATGTTAAAACCATGCTGGGTGATGGTATGGTAGATGTTGAGCTAGATCCTAAGCACTTAGAAATTGCTTTAGATCGTGCCTTAACAAAGTTTAGGCAGCGTAGTAGTAATGCAGTTGAAGAAAGTTATAGTTTTTTAGAATTACAACAAGATGTTAACGAGTATAGGCTTCCTAATGAAATTATCAGCGTACAAACAATTTTTAGGCGAGCAGTGGGAAGTAGAAGCGGTTTGGGTGCAGGCGGAACATTGTTCGAGCCGTTCAACTTGGCGTACACTAACACTTATCTACTAAGCGGAACAATGATGGGCGGACTTGCTACATACGAGCTATTTGCTGGTTACCAAAAACTAGTTGGTAGAATGTTTGGTAGTTATATTGAGTTCAAATTTAATCCTACTAATCATATTTTAACTATATTACAAAGACCATTTGCACAAGGCGAGCAAGTGTTGCTAAGAACACAAAACTATAGGCCCGATTTTGTCTTACTTCAGGACATTTACGCAAAACAATGGTTATACGATTATACTTTAGCAGTTTCTAAATTAATGCTAGGAGAGGCTCGAAGTAAGTTTGGTAGCATTGCAGGCCCGGGCAGTCCTATTACTCTTAATGGTACAGCATTACAAACAGCAGGCAATCAAGAAATTGAAAAGCTAGAAAAAGAAATTTTAGATCTAGTTCCAGGCGGAGTTCCTTACACATTTATAATTGGCTAAGAAATTTTTGACCCCTGTATTGTTTTTGTTATATACTAGCAGAAATTACAGGGGTTTCTTATGATTATTGGCGTCTGCGGGTTTATTGGTTCGGGCAAAGACACTATTGCTGACTACTTAGTTAACTATCACGGTTTTCGAAGAGAAAGTTTTGCTAATAGCCTAAAAGATGCCGTCGCCCATGTGTTTGGGTGGGACCGCACACTGCTCGAAGGACGCACAAAACAAGCCCGCGAATGGCGTGAGCAACGCGATGAATGGTGGAGCAATCGTCTTGGCATCGACATTACTCCGCGATGGATTTTACAATATTGGGGTACTGAAGTTTGCCGCAAAGCATTTCATGATGACATTTGGATTGCAGCCCTTGAGAATAAACTACGCACTAGTAAAGACGATATTGTTATTAGTGATTGTCGATTTCCTAATGAAATCCTTAGTATTAGAAATGCCGGCGGGCGTGTAATTCGTGTTGTTAGAGGCTCAGAGCCTGACTGGTACGAAGATGCTGTTGCAGTAAACAAAGGGCACAAGCATATTGGTTGGGCTATTGCTAAGGACAGACTGTCCAAGTATAAAATCCATGCTAGCGAAACAGCATGGGTTGGAACAGACTTTGATGCAGTATTAGATAATAACGGTAGTATTGAGAACTTATTTGATCAAGTCAAAGATCTGGTATCAAATCGCCCTGTCGCCAACGAACCCCTTCTTTATGCAGAGTCCTTTGGCAATTTGCACATACAGTCTTGAGATTGTTAGGACGGCAGTTGTTTAAATCACCGTCCACATGAAATACATTAAAAACATCTTTGTGTGGACTTTTAAACCCGCATTTGTCGCAGGCATTCTTCATTTTATATCCTGCTCGTTGCCATCTCGGAACAGTAGAAAATAACCCGCCCTTAAGACAAGCTTCACACAAGCTTCTATAGTAAACACGATTGTTCTTACGATAATTTATGGCTGCTGGCCGCAAGCCACACTTACATAAAGGTCTCATGTAAATATTTACACCTTTTCTACCCCTTTTCTAGGGTGTATAACCTAGCCAAAATACCAAAATCCACTAAATACATTAAGAATTGTATTCATGGAGATTCTAATATGGCTCAACTCAGTTCACCAGGCGTATCGGTTACAGTAATCGACGAGAGTTTTTATACACCGGCCGCACCAGGCACAGTTCCACTACTTGTAGTTGCTTCTGCTGAAAGCAAACAAAATAGTGCGGGCACTGGTACAGCACCAGGTACATTAAAAGCTAATGCCGGCACAGTTTATCTTTTAACAAGTCAAAAAGATCTTGGAGATACTTTTGGCACACCAATTTTTAAGACCGATGCTAACAACAATCCTATTCACGCTGGCGAACAGAATGAATACGGCCTACAAGCAGCTTATAGTTTCTTAGGTGTTAGCAACCGCGCTTATGTAGTTCGCGCAGACATCGACCTCGGTCAACTAGACCCAACGGCAGACGCTCCTAACGGAGAAGTTGCTGATGGTACATTCTGGTTCGATACTTCAAGTTCATATTTCGGTATTTTTGAATGGAACTACACAAAACAAAAATTTGCTAACGTTGCTCCTATCGTTATCACAGAATTAAGCAAAGTAGAAAACGCTCAAGTTAATAGTGCTCCAAAAGCCTCAATCGGAGCAATCGGCGACTATGCAGTTGTATGTTTAGATGGTTCTGATGCAGACGTAGTTGTATGGTACAAAGATGTTAGCCAAGGTTGGGTGATTGTTGGTTCAAATGATTGGTCTAGCGGTGCTGGAAAAGCGTTCCAGATCAGTAAGCATACACAAGTTCCTCAGTGGAAAACAACTGGTGGCAGCGATGAGGTCCAAGGCAGTGTGTGGATCAAAATTACAACACCAAACTTAGGCGCACATTATTTTGTCAAGCGTTACAACGAAGCTACAATGGCATGGGTTGATCAAACTTCCGGAATTTATGTAGACGGCAGAGCAGCATTAGCTGCGCTAGATCCAGCAGGCGGTGGCATCAATTTAGCAGTTGGAACAACTTATGTTCAATACGATGTGATGGACGACGGCACTGCACAATTTAATATTTTTGCTAGAAATAGTTCTGGTGCGTCTTCACTATCACAGGTAAATGCTTTTGCCGCAGGTAATTATTCTATTGTTATAAATGAAAGTGTTGCTGGTGAGACTGGTTGGCATTCATCTGTCGCTGCCACGTTTACTATGACTGGCACTATAGCAACTGATGCAGAGACATTAGCAGGAAAGATTGCCAGCGCCAAGGATGTTAGTAATAATCCTA